CGAAGTCTACGGCGCAGCGGCTGACCGACAGCAGGCTTCTATCGTTTTTGACGTTGCAAAGCGTATGGTGGAAATGACACCGGCGCTCCTGAAACGCTCCAAGATCATGGCGGCGACAAAACGACTGGTGAACTACAGCAATGTGGGATTCTATCAGGTGCTTTCGGCTGAAGTCGGCACAAAGCACGGTCTGAATGTATCCGGTCTGGTGCTTGACGAGCTGCACGCGCAGCCGAACCGAAGTCTTGTGGATGTTCTCACAAAGGGCTCCGGCGATGCCCGAACGCAGCCGCTGTACTTCCTTATTACCACAGCGGGAACTGATAGAAATTCAATCTGCTACGAATATCACACCAAAGCAAAAGATATTCTGGACGGCAGACGCATCGATCCTTCGTTCTATCCAGTGATCTACGGACTGAATGATGACGATGACTGGAACGCCGAGGAATCATGGTACAAAGCAAATCCGTCTCTCGGGCATACGATCACCATTGACCGCGTCCGGGATGCACACCGTGAAGCTTTGACAAATCCAGCGGAAGAAAATGTATTTCGTCAGCTGAGACTCGATCAGTGGGTCGGCAGTGCGGTTGCATGGATCCCGGAGCATATCTACGACAGAGGAAATCTACCGATCGACCTTGAAAAGCTACGAGGCAGAGAGTGCTATGCGGGACTGGACCTTTCCAGCACATCGGATATCACGGCATTTGTTCTGGTGTTCCCGCCGTTGACAGAGGGCGATAAATACATCGTTGTCCCTCACTTCTGGCTGCTGAGAGAAACACTTGACCTCCGTGTACGGAGAGACCATGTTCCATACGATGTCTGGGAGCGCATGGGGCTTTTTCATATCACCGAGGGCAATGTGGTCGACTATAACTTTGTGCGGAAAACGATCAATGAGCTGCACACGATATATAACATTAAGGAGATCGCAGCCGACCGATGGAACGCCACACAGCTGATCACAGACCTTGAGGGTGACGGTTTTACCGTTGTGCCGATGGGTATGGGATTCAAGGATATGTCTCCCCCGATGAAGGAACTGTACAAGCTAATACTCGAAGGTATGTTCGTTCACGGCGGCAATCCCGTTCTCAGATGGATGGCAGGAAATGTGGTCGCCGAAATTGATGCGGCGGAGAATATAAAACCTAGCAAAAAGAAAAGTACCGAGAAAATCGACGGCATTGTTGCATGGATCATGGCACTCGACCGAGTGATCCGCCATGAAATGCAAGGCAGTGTCTATGACGAACCCGATCATGACCTGATCGTTTTATAGGAGGGATGCAGATGGGCTTACTCAACTGGCTCGGCTTCAATAAGCCGAGAGATGCGCCGTCACTGCCGGATATCCGGGACAATGTCCGCGATTCCGGTAATCTGTTTGTATTTGGCATGACGCACAGCGGAGAGCGTGTTGACGAGCGAACGGCAATGCAGATCGTTACCGTATACGCCTGCGTGAGACTGCTGTCAAATACTATCGCAGGGCTTCCGCTGCATCTGTACAGATATACAGGTGCCGGCGAGGATAAGGAACGCGCTACCGATCATCCGCTGTATAAAATACTCTACCGACAGCCGAATCCCGAAATGAGTTCATTCTCATTCTGGGAGGCACTGATGTGTCATCTGCTGCTCTGGGGCAACGCATACGCACAGATCGTCCGAGACGGCAAGAACGGCATCGTCGGTCTGTATCCGCTTCTCCCCGAGAATGTGGAGATTGACCGTGACCCGAAAAGCGGCGACCTGTTCTACACTTATCACGCATACACCGATGAAAAGCCCGGTGAGCATGACAAGGATATCATCTTTCAGCGAGATGAGATACTGCACATCCCCGGTCTGGGCTTCAACGGACTTGTGGGATTTTCACCCATTGCCATGATGAAAAATGCGCTGGGCGCAGCAATGGCGGTGGAGCGTTACGGCAGCGCCTTCTTCAAAAACGGAGCGCAGCCTGCCGGTGTTCTCGAACATCCGGGCGTACTGAAAAATCCGGAAAAGATCCGTGAGAACTGGACGAGAGTGTACGGCGGTTCCCGTAATGCGCACCGCATCGCAGTCCTCGAAGAAGGTATGCAGTACAAGCCGATCTCGCTGCCACCGGAGGATTCGCAATTTCTCTCTACAAGGGAATTTGATGTGGAGGAGATCTGCCGAATGTTTCAGGTGCCGCCTCATCTGGTGCAGGACTTGAAGCGCAGCACCTTCAATAACATCGAGCATCAGGGTATCGCATTCGTGCAATATTCGCTCATGCCGTGGATCATTCGCATTGAAAAAGGCATCATCAAAGACCTTCTGCTGGAGGAGGAACAGGATGTATTTTTCCCGAAATTCAACGTGGACGGCCTGATGCGCGGAGATTATCAGAGCAGAATGAACGCTTATGCGATCGGTGTCGGCAACGGCTTTATGTCGCCGAATGATGTGCGCAGGCTTGAAAACATGGATCTCATTCCGCACGATCTCGGCGGTGATGATTATTACCTCAACGGCAGCTACAATAAGCTGCAGGATGCAGGTGCAGCCTACGACCTGGACGAGCCCGAGGACGATGACACTGAGGAGCAGACAGATACAGAAAATACACCGGAAGAAGAAACCGATGACAGATTCCTGCGGAAAAGGCGCAGGAAGAAAGTACGAAACGGAGGAATGTAAATGCCGAAATTCTGGGACTATATTCACGATGACAGCGGCGGCAGAGTGCTTCGCCTTGAGGGACCGATCGACTCGGATTCCTTCTGGGGTGACGAGATCACGCCGCAGGATTTTAGAGATGAGCTGTATGCCGAAGACGGTGACCTCACGCTCTGGATCAATTCGCCGGGAGGCAACGTCTTCGCCGCTGCGGAGATCTACACAATGATCCGTGACTATCCGCACAATGTTACTGTCAGAATCGCAAGCATCGCTGCATCAGCGGCAAGTGTGATCGCAATGGCAGGCAATACTGTGCAGATGTCTCCCACCGCACTTCTCATGATCCATGACCCTTCTACCATTGCTTTCGGCAATGCAAAGGACATGGAAAAAGCCATTGCAACGCTGAACGAGGTCAAAGAGAGCATCATCAACGCATATGCGGCAAAAACCGGACTCAGCAGAAACCGCATCAGCAAGCTCATGTCCGATGAGACTTGGATCAATGCAAAAAAGGCGGTCGAGCTGGGCTTTGCAGATGAGATCCTCTTTGACGAAAAGCCGGAACCGGACAAGAAGCAGGATGAGCCTGACAATCCGGACGAGCCTGAGAAGCCCGATCAGGAAGGCGGTGACGATGAGGGCGATGAAAAGAAAGAGACCGAAAAGAAGCCGTTCAAGTTGGACACCGGCGATGGCCTTTGGGAGTACAGTACCCGTGTCATGGGACAGACCATTCTGGGAAAGATCACCGCTTCCGCGGCACCCGAAGACACAGAGCCGCCCGATGACAGCAAGGCAGATGATGCACAGAAACCTTCCGAGGAAGGGCTGAAGGATACAGCACCGACTGTGACTATCCCTGTGATCGGTATGGACGGCAAGACCGCAGACGGCTCGATGCCGTATGAGATTTTGAAACAGCAGCTTGCATTTTTGAGATAAGCAGGCTGTATTTTTATGACCGCCGGAGATATCCGGCAGAAACGAAGAAAAAGATATGAGCAAAATCATGGAACTTCGCAGCAAGCGTAATACCCTGTGGGAGCAGACAAAAGCATTCCTCGAAAAGCACCGTGGTGAGAACGGTCTCGTGGAGGCTTCCGCAGTGGAACAGTACAACAAAATGGCCGGTGAAGTGCAGGCACTGGGCGCAGAGATTGAGCGTCTGGAACAGCAGGCAGCCCTTGATGCGGCACTTTCCGCACCGACCAGCAAGCCCGTCACCAACGCTCCCGGCACAAAGAATACGCCGCCCACCAAACCGACCGCAACCGACGAGTACAAGTCCGCCTTCTGGGATATGATCCGCAACAAGGGCGATCAGCTTGCAGTCCGCAACGCACTTTCTGTCGGCGAGGACACCGAGGGCGGATACACTGTGCCGGACGAGTTCGAGCGCAGACTGATTCAGGCACTGGAAGAGAATAACATCTTCCGCCAGATGGCAACAGTCATCAAGACCAACAGCGGTACCCGCAAGATCCCGATTGCCAATGATACAATGGAGGCGCAGTGGATCGATGAGGGTGAGGAAATTCCTGAGACTGATACCCGCTTCGGTCAGACAACCCTCTCTGCATATAAGCTCGGCACTATGATCAAGATCAGCAACGAGCTTCTGCACGACTCTGCCTTCGACCTCGCATCGTATATCGCTGCACGTTTCGGTGTGGCAATGGGCAATGCCGAGGAGCGTGCCTTCTTCACCGGTGACGGCGACAAGAAGCCCCTCGGTATCCTCGATGAGACCGGCGGTGCAGAGCTGGGTGTAACTGCGGCATCTCAGACTGCGATCACCTTTGACGAGGTGTTCGACCTCTACTACAGCCTTAAGTCTCCTTACCGCAGAAACGCACAGTTCGTCTGCAATGAGACCATCCTGCTTCAGCTCATGAAGCTGAAGGACAAGAACGACAATTACCTCTGGAAGCCGTCGCTCGACATTGCAAAGCCGGATACACTGCTCGGTCGCCCCATCCGCACCAGCTCTTTCATGCCCGGTATCGCAAAGGGCGAGCGTGTTCTCCTCTTCGGCGACATGAAGAACTACTGGGTGGCAGACCGTCAGAACCGCACCTTCCGCCGTCTCAACGAGCTTTATGCCCGCACCGATCAGGTCGGCTTCCTTACCACCCAGCGTGTGGACGGTCGTCTCATCCTGCCGGAGTCTGTGAAGGTCCTCAAGATGGCAGGCACAAAGGCTACCACAGGCGGAAATACTGGCGGTAACACCGGCGGCAACGGCTGATAAGAACGGAGGGCAGATAAGTGAATCTGATCTCACTGCCTGAAACAAAAAACTACCTCCGTGTTGACCACTGTGAGGATGACAAGCTCATCC